ACCTCGACAACATAATTCGGCGGCACATCGTCAAACTCAACACTGTAACTCATCGCGTAACCTCCGGAGAAATGTATATCTGTCCTTCAAGAATTCGGAATTTTTTAGATCCTGGGGTAGTGCCCTCGATGTCGTAAAACATATTCTTTTGCGATTCCATGGCCGATGTCTCTGCGTTTGATAGCTCGACAACCACAGTACCGTTTGCAGGCGTAGGAACCGAAATATGGAAGGTTTCAGCAGGTGTTGGGCTGTCGTAGTTTTCTCTGATCTGACCTGCGAAGGTGTATCCGGTCAAATCAATAGGGTCCTTTGTGATCGGGTCCTTGATCGTAAACGAAAAACTAAAATCAGTCCCTTGCTCTAAAACTAAGTTCTTCTTTCCTGCTGGCATTATCTACGCCCCCCGTAAACCTTTTCCTTGATCAAGCGAATCTCTTGACCGTGTTCGTCTAGTGTTTTTTCAGTGTATTGAATTTTTTGAACCATGACAGCAATGTTTTGATTCAAATTTGTCACGCTGTCAGACATTTTATTCAATTGTGTAGCTACATATATGGCCACGGCGGTGATTGCGAACCAACTCACCTTGTCGAAAAAAGCAGAAAAATCAGAACTACTCTTTTGGTTTCGATCTTGTGGCATTCAGAATAGTCCTCAAATCAAAGTCTCGGATGCTTCCGAGCGACAATCCATCGTCAGGACCAATACTACAGCGCGGCTTTAATGCCCGCAACGCTGACGCTTTGACAAACACAACTTGGTCAGTTCCACGGAACCAAATCACATAGCCCGCTAAAATTCCCTGACACTCGAATTCATAGAGTGCATTCATCTGGTGAGGAGTAATAGTCGAATAACTAAACCCGCTTGTCTTCAAAGTCTTAGCGTCGAATACAATCGCACGACCCTGATATGCAAAAAAGAAATCAAATTCTGTTCTGACTGGTATAGCGCGCTTTCCAACCCACTTGCACCCGCTAGGCATCTGAGTGAGTTTTGCGCCTATCTGAATAGCGTGACGCTCGAGAATGTCCTCGAATGCATTACCGACTTTTTTCGATTGCAGATTTCCTAGCAGCATCGACAGACACCCTTATTTTCTCAAGTTCAATCGTTGCCATTCCAGTGTAAATAGGGAATCCCCTGATCTTTTGAATCAGGCTTTGTATCCAAGTTTCCATTTGATTGTAATATTCTGGACTGATCGCCACATATCCAGAGCATTCAGCGATGGTAAGCACTCTCGTCGGATTCCCTGTTTCAGAATCCACGCACGCGCATGCAGGTGGTACGGCATCCACAACGCCGCATACCTCGCCTTTTGGACGCTCTGGAATTGAACCGCAACTACTGAGCGCGAGCGCGAACAATACGACCGAGAGCCTTTTGAATTTCTTCGCTCGTTTTTGCTTTAGATAAATCATCAACCGCACCGTTTCTTTCCTCAGTAGCCTTTGCAATTTTCTGAGCGTAGTACAATGACACCGCAGAATGGAAGGCGTCCCGAATTACCGGGATCGCCTCCGCAATCGCAAACACACCTGAGATAAATGTAACTAGACTCATTCTGATTTTTTAAACTGAATAATCAACTGAGAGATGAAAACCTGCATAGTAGCAAGTCCAGCACCGGACATAATACCTTGCAAAATACTTCCACCTGAAATCACAGAACTAAGACCAGATGCAATCAGGGTCAGTCCTGAAACCATTAATAAAAGATATTTTCCCTGCAAGAACTGACGAGCAACAAGCATCAATCCCTGAACTACGATCAAGATAATTCCAGCAGATCCCATCCCGCCAACACCCGAAAGGAGTTGAACGAATGCCGAAAACTCGTCACCAGTAGGAGGTGCAGTTATGATGTCACCCGCAAAAACGCTAAGACCAAGAAAAAAAACACCAACTAAAAGCATGACGCTAGATGACAGAATATTGAACAATCTCATTTAAATTTCTCCTTTGTCTACAGGTTGCGCCACAGTCAAAGAAGTGTCAAGAATTGAAGTCTATCGCAGGCAATGTGAACTGTTTATTGATTTGAATATGCAAGTGAAACCCAGTTCCGGAATCATGATAAACGACTAGACGATTTTCACCGTTTGGTCCAGTCGCTCCGAAGTGACTATACCCTTCTTTTAAAAAGCGAATAGCGTCGTCAATCTGTTTTTTACTCCACCCACGAGTTGAAACATCGATCGCGCGTCCATCTCTGTGAGTACTTGAAACCCGTTTCAGTATGGCGTCCTCACTCGCAGAAGTAATGGACGAAGTAAAAACAACTGGTATTGCATTTGATTCGCCCCATATAGCAAGGCCAGATGCGATGTAAACAATGATCGGGTGACACTCAATAATGCGGTGAGAATCGATTTTAAAGTACTCAGAAAAGCGTTTCAAAAATCTTTCCCCGCAATGATTTCTGTTTTTGGTTTTCCTTCAATATCACTCAGAACAAACTTCAGAACACGAAGCACGCTAAAATTACGCTCCTCAAAGAACGTGTAAAACTTTGCACCAGTGATTTTCCGTTTCAAAAACCATGCATAAATATGCATTCGTTTAGGACTAGAATCAAGCTGGTGCAGATACGGAAGACAGCGAAAGTCGCCGTCAGCGATTGCGATTATTGATTGGCGTCTGGTAGGTGACATGAGCCGATCTTGCCCTCACCTTTAATGCTTTGGCAATAAGCGCCTTTGAAATCGTCCTTGTAGCAAGCGCAATACGCCAATTGATAATTGTGAAAGTGCCCGCCAAACGCTCCGAATAGAATCGCGATAATAAACATATGACCCCCTTTAAAAAAATCTTACATCAAATAGAGTTCAATGCAATAACGCGCATTTCCAGAACCAACCAAAACGGTTCCCGCTGGAAGTTTGAATGATTGCTCTGCGCTGTTTTGGCTTTTTGCAGTCGAGTTCGAATACATTGCCGCAGCTGATGTGATTGTACCGGTAGAAACCGGAATTGATCCACCCTGAGAACTTCCGTTTATTCCAACTTGAGGGCTATTGTTTGAAGCAATCGCATTCCAAGTATCAGAGTATGAACTAAGCGCAACGGTTCCATTTATTGAAATCGTACCGCCTCGATCAACCTGGCATTTTGCAATCCCATAGTATCCGGTTGGGATTGTATAACTTGCAGCGGTGTCACTAACGACTACTGATTCCGGTATTTCATCAAAAACGGTCATTTAAATTTCCCTCTTATAAGTGAACCGACAAGTCACGAGGACTTCCGGTCATTGTCATTGATTCAATAAAAAGTCCCAAAGGCGTGTCACTAGGAATCACACCAGATACAAAGTCAGAAAATGAATCCGAAATATAACCGTCTGCTTCAACTGAAGTAACCACAGCATCTATCTGCGGTTTTGTATTAAATATAGATTTCATTTCTGTCCATATATAACCAGCGGGATTCGGTTGCTCGCTTGCAAAACCAGCATCGATCACCACATTGTAATTTGATCCGCCTCCACGGTTCACCTGAACAACCGGCCATTGTGCTTTTTGATCAGTTCTATTGTATGTCGAATCAGGGCAACCAACGATTTCAATCAGTGAAAGCGTCGTGTATATCGCGCTTTGATCCGATGAAAACTTAATTACCTTTTTTGATGTCTCAACGAGTCCAGCAACACCCGCTTGAGCGACACCAAAAACATTTTCTACAATGATATTAAAGCCCGATCTATTGACTCTATTTACAATAAAAATGCCGTTATTAAGAGCATTTGTATGCCCACTCATTTTTACATAATCACCAACCGATAACCCAGAACTTGGATCAGTAGGCAATGCATACACCCATTTATTTGTGTCTAACTGACCACCTGGTGACGCCTGCGCAACGCCTAATAGGTTTGTGATTTTTACATCAAACCCAATTTCGTTTATTGCTAAAATAGTGTAGTTTCCATCATTCGCAGAGTTTGTGTGTCCTGAAAACTTTGCAAAATCACCAACAACAAAATCAGTCAAGTTAGGAGACGAACCCAGAACATAACGCCATCTATTTGTGTCAGCGGTCCCAGCGGCACTGCCTTGAGTTACCCCACTCAGTTGATAAACCCATATATTATTTCCAAGTTGGTTTGTCTTATATATGAAAAAAAAACCATTACTTGCACCAGACGTGTGAGATGAAAATAAAATTGTTTCGTCATCTGCAAACTCTGCACTCACTGGATTGATATAGTTATATGAGAACAACTTTAACGTGACTGTTCCAGCGGCAGATGTCTGCGCAACACCGGACGCATTCTCTACAACTATATCCGTGTATCCGCTTTGATTTACTTCTTTAATTAAAAAGTTCCCATTGTTTCCGCCAGATGTGGCGCTAGCTACAGTGATCGGATCTCCGACTTTCCAATCTGAATCAACTGCGGATGCAAGATTCAAACGCCAAAGATTGGTTCCTGGTACTTGAATAATGCTATTAATATTGATTGCAGACTTTACTTGAGTAATAGACTGAGTTGAAATCTGAGCCGCTGCCCTTGAAATACTTTGAGTCGCTAATGCTGGTGCAATGTTTGCGATACTCTGAGTGATTGCATCGTATTGATTCGCTATCTCAATGATCGGAGTTTTTGGTGTGGTAATTCGTCTGATATCAAATTTAATTGATCCAGTTACACCAGATTTTCTAATTGAAGCGCGACAGGTCAAAGGAGTGAATGCAGAGTTCAATGCAATGGTGTCGATCCCTGCTTTCCAGTTTGCAAGTCTTCGAATCTTTCCGTTTACGTTCCAATTGAATCCGGCAACGATACCGCCAGTTACCTGACCATCAAGATAATCCAAGTCCTCTCGGATTGAATCCATAAGATTATCGTCAATCGGTGATTTAGCGTCTGTCTGTGTGCTTGCTATGGGATATGGTAGTGCCAAGAGTCTCTCCTTTTAGCCGAAGCCAATAGTATACGTTTTTTTATTGTCACTGAAGTTTGCGCCGTCGTCACTAATGAAGCAAAACTTTTTTTGCTGTTCTACTACAGAATCGTAATCGGCAAACATGATTCTAAACTGACCGTTTACAAGAGTAGTTGACCAAGGATCAACGAAAGTAATTTTATCACCAACAACCGAAGCGATTTCGTTTTCCTGTGCGTCCGCGTAGTCTCTGGCGGTGTTGTCGTAGAGTCTCATGATCCAACCAGAGCGGTAACTATCACCACGACCTGCGCCAATATTTACAATGCTTTGACTGTCGAATGTGTTGATTGTATCTGACGGCGCAATAAAACACTGACGAAGCCCAGTAAAAGAAGTGAAACTTAATTTCACTCGACAGTCACCAGTCTGGTAATTAATAGCGCGTTCTATAATCTCAAGCGTTGAACCGAAATTTAAATCACCGTCGTCGGTAGGAATTCTATCAGTAAATAAATCTACTTTGTCGCCAACTAATAGACTGCTGACGCTTAGAAATGTATTCAAGTTTATCGTCGGTCTTGGAAATGCAAACCTACTCAAAAACAAAAGCGCGAAAGCTTGAACCATATCAAGCCCATCAAGAGAATCTCGAATGGCTTTAAATTTAAATTCAATGACTTTGCTTTTATTAAACTCTGTAATTGAATCGGAGTCAGTGAATTCAGTGACTTTTTGAAAGTCATTTTTGTGGTCTGAATAATCCCAGAAAACACGGACAAAGTTATTTATTTTAGTATTATCAACCTCATATTGAGGCTCTTTTGAAATCTGATCATTACTAATTGAAGGTGTATCAATCTCAAAAGTACTTCGATCGATTAAAGCTAGTCCAATTTTACCATTATTATTTGCTCTGAATCTTAGACCACAAGGAAAAAGAATTTCTTCCTCTATGGTCTTTTTCATGTCTGCAATGTTCCAAAGACGAATCAAAAACGTACGACTAGAAAAGAAATCGGTCTTGATTTCTTCAAACTGGGCCACGTCAATGAGTGATTCGTCAATACCCGCACCTTCATCTAGTAGATCATATGCTCCGCCTCCTCCCGGTGAAACCAGCATTTGAAGCACAATATCAATTGGATTGGCTTGAATTGAATTTACTTTGTAAATATCAACCCCAACCTCATGATCGGAGTCAGCAGATCCAAACTCCCCGCGTATGCATCCGGTTAGAGTATTCGATGACTTTCCTGTGTAGCTAAAAAATTCATCCTCAATTCTGCAAAACCCAGAGTTAGGAAAACCGGAAGCGTCTTGCAGAACAATTGAAGTAGTGGCCGCAAATATGCTTCCAGCGAGTTTTGTAGTGGTATTAAATGAACCGTTTGAAATGCGTTCTTTATATTCTTGAGTCGAAAAACTGTATCCAGAATCCTGCTTTGATACCTTTGAAACCAAAGTGTCAGGTAATTTCAAATAATCCGAAAAGTCCATATCTACACCGCATCTGCCAATATAGATTTCAATGGTTTTATTTTGAAACAAAGACAGATTGCTTGAGAACTGCTTTGTGATCACGTTCGCTCGGTCCAGTAATTTAAACGAATAGCTCGAAGCCGTGACGCTCGGTCTGAATGGATCGATCTGAGTTGGGTTTATTGTAAGAGCGGAAACAGTCCCTACCTTGTCAGAATCAATCGTCAATCCTGAGTCCGGTTGCCTGATAGAGTAATACGATCCCAGTAGTTTAATAACCACGTTTGGAATGATATTATTTTCAGTCAAAGCCTCAAGATAGGTCGTCACTTAGTCCAGAGCCTCCACGTATTTACTTTCGCAGTGTAAAAGCTCAGATCCAAACTCTGTGCATTTTTTTCGTTTTATTAAATATTCAGATGTCCCGCATCCCACAATCCCAACTAACAACAAGCTAAACAAAAAAAGGCGCATTATAAACTCCCCTTATGTCCACGGCATATAATCGTCATTCTTGCAGCATTTTGAGCCGTTCCGTTAGACGAACTTGTTCCGAAGTTAACCGCAGTAGCTGACCATGTTCCAGTGTTGTACTGTTCAGCAGTATCAGCCGACAATATACATGCCGGTGTTCCAGAAAAAACACCAGACGCTATGTTAAACGTATAGTCACCTGTTCCGTTTCTAGTGATAGAACTTAACCACGATCCACTCTGATCAATAATTGAACAAGGACTAGACGAACAAGAAGTCGTGAAAGACCCACTTCCACCAGCCGTTGCCCACTCGCTTCTCTCAGCCCCAGTGCTTTGACTCGTGACACTTCCAACTAGTACGGGTGAAGGTGTGTTTTGAGTTATTTTCTCAACTGTCCAATAAAGTGTTCTATCGCTTGCCGATGTATTTACATCAACTTGAGTATTAGCGGCGGCAGTGTTTCTAATTTGCAGCTTCACAGTAACGGGTGATATTGAGGATGCCTGAACAAGTCCGCACATATAAAAAGGCATTCGTGACGTCAAAGACGACGATACTTCACCCATTTGAACTGATGCAGTCGAATTAAATAATTGAACACCAGCCACTCCAGAACCGGTCGCAAAAGAAGGACCGTTAACGCATACTTTATAAGTTCCTGCCGTGTTTGGAGTAACAATAACTCCAGGCAAAGGATCGGAACCAGAAAGTGCGCTTGTAATAGTTCCGTTACTGTTAACTACCTGAGTGAAAGTACAAGTAGAGTCACCCGCTGGATCTCCGTAAGACGAACTTGATCTGTCCCATGCGCAGTTATTAGAGTGATAAGCAGAAGCGATCAGGTTTTGTAACTCAGGCCGTACCGCGATTTCTGATGATGAGGGGAAGCGCAGCAACCTAAAATTAATTCGGTTAATAGTCGTATTTTGGTTTTCAATAAAAATAGTATTCGATCCAGATGCAGCACCGAAAACAGTGAATGTTCTGTCGCCTGTAGACGAGTAGTTAAATGCTCCCGTGATAGTTACCCGAGGATTGTTACCGCCACCACTTCCATCAACTCGAACAGAAGAGTGACCAGTCGTCGTTGTGCCGTCGTTCAAGGCAACCGTCATAGTTCCGGTTCCGTTTGAGTTCTCGCCAATATACTGATCTACAATTGCGATATAATTTCCTGGCGGAAGAGAAGCGACCGTAAACTTGGCGTTGTTTGCGTCTGTTGTCTGAAGCGTTCCAGGTCCGGTGTTTTGCTCTACAGTTACTCCAGGACAAGCCGAAACATCGGTAAATGCGCCTAGAGTAGTGCTAGTTCTTGTTAATTTACAGGATGTTGTCCCGTCGATGTATCCAGCTGCAACCAAAGTTGCCTGAGCCACGGACCCAATGTTTCTCGCACGTCCTAAATATGCATCGTCAAAATAAACAATCGGCTCATTGCTAGAAACAGAGGTAAGACAAAGTTTTTTAGTACCCGTTCCACCAGAACCAGCCGAGTAATAGTTTGGGACGTATGTGGTCGATGAAACCATGTCCTGACTAAATAGAACATTGCTTGACCCATCTAAAACTTGGATCTTATGCGTACAAGTTCCGCTCGCACATTGTAGCATGAAGCCCGCTTCTTGAGTTACGTTTTGATCAGAGCCTTGAATTGTTTTAAGATCAGAGCACATCGTCTGAGATGCGGCATTTGAATCCCATGAACCAGCAAGGACACCCGAACCAGCAGTTGAAGTCGTTGTCAGCGTACCGCCAGAGGCTGCCCAGAATCTCGTTCCGTTTTCTAAGCCGTCATTTTTAACGTGATTCACTGGCGCAGACACGCCAGAAACGGTGTTCGTTTGCAGTTGTCTACTCGCCACGTTTCCAGCGTGTGCCGATGACAATCCTAAAAGTAAAAGTGCCAAAATATTTTTCATAATTAAAAGCTCCTAGAAATTTCTGTCCACACAGAAGTGTCCCATGACAAACTTATGCAATCGTCAGCGCCAAGTACTGCTGATCCATTTAAACTAAGTCCTGCACCTGTATCTAGTTGAACCGTTTGTGTGTCATTCCTACCACATATTAGCATTTCTTGCCCATCCACGGTCCCATTAGAGATTTGAGGATTTGCGCTAATATCTGAATTGCCAGCGACAGAACCCTCTATATAAATCTTTTGATTCATAGCTGACGTGCTCATATGAGACGCGCCAGAGGTAATTCCCGTAGCGGCTACGACACTTCTAGGAGTTCCACGAGATCCGAAAATTGTAATCGTTCCACCACCGCCCGAAGGTGTTGCCCATGTGCCGTCACCACGCCAGAATGTTGTAGAACTTGCAGAGGTCCCAGAGTTCAAATTTGTGACCGGAAGATTACCGGTAACTTCTGCACCGCTTAGATTTATCGCAGCAGATGTCACAACTTTTGATGCGTCCAGCTTCAATGGAAGGCTCGCGGTCAGTGACGACAAAGTCGGTGCAGACGACAGCGTTTTAGCGCCTGCGATAGTCTGGGTCCCAGTAGTGACAAGTCCTCGAGCGGATGCGCCAGCGTCTGGGATGTTGAAAGTGTGCGTTGATGTCGAACTTGAGATACCGAAATCAGTTCCACTTGTTCCGGTAGCGAAAGTCTGGGTCGCAGCGGTGAGAGTGTTTAAAGTCGTAATCGCAGAAGTCGCGACCGTCGCCCATGAGCCGTCACCCTTTAAAAACTTGGTAGCGTCACCAGTCGAAGGCGCAGGGACTAAACCCTTTGTCCCGCCAGATCCAGAGTCACCCACGAACGCATTCAGTTCAGCGGTTGCCTGAGTCGCGGTTAGATCAATCGGGTCAGCGGTCGATCCTGTGTTATTTCCTTTGAAGGTGTGAGCTGCCATCTGCGCAGCCTTGGCGTTCGTAACGGCATTAGCTGCGATCGTTGCAGCCACAGAACCAGGACCGGATGCGGTCACGTCGCCAGTCAATGCAGTTATGTAATTCCCTGACGCCTGTTTTCCGTTGAATGTCGTCCAGTCAGCAGCACTTAGTAGACCCGGTTGTGACCCGCTTGCAGTCTGTACGTTAACCGTGACGTTTGGCCCTACGGTCGAATTCGATCCGCTACCAACTGTGACGCCAGTGGTTGACGTTGAGATACTTCCAAATGTCAAAGCCGACTGTTTTCCGTTGAAGGTAGACCAATCGGTTTGAGTCAGATACCCATCAACCGAAGAGGTCGCCGCTGGTATTGAAATGGTATTCACAGACCTAGACAAAGGCGCCGAGAACGTGAGCGCGCTTTCCTTACCGTTGAAAGTACTCCAATCGGTTGAGGACAAATATCCGTTTTGACCAGAGGTCGCGACTTGTTGAGTTATTGATGTGCCAGACCCAATTACTGAGCCAGTGCCGCCCGTAACTGAGATCCCAGGCGACCCGGTTACCGTCAGGTTTCCGAAACTAAGAGCATTTTGCTTCCCATTGAACAAAGACCAGTCTGAGCTAGATAATGCGCCGCGATTCGTCGCCGAAGCGGTAGGCAAGTTGAAAGTATGCGTGCTGGTTGTGCTTGAAATTCCAAAGTCAGTTCCACTTGTGCCCGTTGCGAATGTTTGACTCGATGCAGTTAGTCCGTTTAGACTTGTCAGAGATCCACTCGAGCATGACCCCCACGAAGTAACGCCAGCGCCGTCAGTCTTGAAGCATTCACCGGATGCCCCGTCATCAACTGGAAGGGTCAAAGTCCAGCCGGCCGACAAAGTTGGGCTTTTAATAGTCGTGTAAAAAGTACCAACCGGGTCGCGTAGTTTCAGTTCCTTCAAAAGACTAAAGGACCCGCCTGATTCAAATCCGCCCCTGTTATTATTTCCGTTCGTGAAAAAGGCGATCCCAGCACCAGGACCGGCCTTGATAGGATAGTCCTGAGCACGAGCGGCCAATACCCCTGCGAATGAGAGAACGAAAATCAGCCTCTTCCAAGTTCTGCCCATGCTGATCCCCTCCAAATTAAGTGTAGATATGAACCGTCGGAAGCAAGCCACGAAGCCCCACCGAGTAACTCGACACCGTTTCCGTCGTCGATTTGAACCGTGTCCGTGTCGTCGCATCCGTACAAAAGTAAACTCTGACCAACCGTTGTGCCAGCAACGATCTGCGGATTCGCAGTGATGTTGATCGCAGCCGAATCCCCGGCAATAAAAATACCCTGACGGTCTTTGCCAACCGCAGGAGTAATGCCGCCCGCCGCAGTGATCAAGACCGGAACTATATACGATCCGGTTATGTACATTGCACAATCCTCCGTGCTTGTGACAGCAGTCGAAGTTAAGCCCTCGACGCGTCTAAATTTCATGTCAAAACTATACAGAAAATATGGATGCTTTTTGACAGTTCGTCCATACTTTGGTTGAAAATCTGAGATTTCATAGATCGTATAAGGCGCGTCATCCTGATCGTAGTAGAATCGAAACTCTTTCCCATAAGCTGCCCATTGAACGAAAAAGTCATTGATCAATTTGTCACGCTCTGAATACGTCAGGAAATTGAAAGACAGCGTGCGAGTGTGTTCGATGTAATTCGCTTGAGTCTGACGAATTCCAGACAGCGAAACAATCGAGGTCACAAACGCTTTCGGTTGGTCCTCTGAATCTTTGACAGGTGGAAACCTGAAGTCAAGTCTCTCAAGTAAAGCAATCGAAACGCTCGCAGCAGTGATCGTGCAGTTCTGATCAAGCGTGATTGAGCTAGATGTTTTCGAAATAATAACCGAGTCAGTAGGAACACCTGACCCGGTAACGACCATTCCGACTTTTAAATCAGAAGTGTCGGCGATGTTTGAAATGGTTGGGCTTCCGTTTGTCGTGTCGCCCTGTTTACTTATATCATTCCATTCAATTCTCGGGAAAAGTAGATTGAGTGCCATACTATACGCCTAAACTGGCCCCCCGAAATTGAACAGCGTCCCTGATTTTATCCACAAGTCGATTCACAAAAGCCTCATCCGCAGTCATGTCACCATTCACCACAACATGAGGACGGTCAAGTTTTTCAGAGATAGAATTCAATATTTGAATCAGCGCACCGTCACTAGATCCATCGCCGTCTTTTGTGAATCCTCGTTCACGCGCGACACCTTCGACGACTTCGTCAAAAGATTTCGCAGGCGCTACGATCTCACCTTTGGATAGCATGAAAGGCTCTGTGTCTTTTCCGAATTCCCCACCAGTGACAAGCGCACCGTCATTTGCGCCAGTGATCTGCGCCACTTGAGCCATACCCAAAGCGACCGTGGTCGCCGCAGCGATCGCACCGAAAGGTGGTGGATACGTTGCAAGCGCAAGAGTAGCACCTTGATATGTGTTTCGAATAGCTTGAGCAACGTTCAAAGCCTTTGTGAGTTCTGAATTATTTCGAGCGAGGATAAAAGCAGTCGCCCACAAGTTCTGTTCGATCTGAATCTTTGCCTGCGCAACAGCCCTGGCATCACCAAGTTCTTTTTCAGCAACAATCTTTTTCTCAGCCGCAGCACGTTTCGAAAGAGCCAAGTTTTCAGCGGCTCTTTGTTCTTCAACGGTCTTTAATTTCTGTGCATTCTGAACAGCTAGATTGTATTCCTGGTTAGCATCTGCCTGCTGCTGTTGAACTTTTGCGTCCCTAATTGCCTGAGCATTTGGGTTTCCGGCATTTTCAATCTCGACTAGCTTTTCCTGAAAATCAGCTTCGGCTTGGAGGTCTGTAGCGCGGGCCTCTGCACGCATTGATGCAATATTGGCATTACGAACGCGCTCTTTTTCAATGTCAGCGTCAGATTGAATCTTTGGTTTTTCTTCCTCTTCGGCAGCGAGCTGTGCTTTTTTCTCTTCTGCGATTGCTTTTTCTTGCTCAAGAGAATCAACAAGTGCTTGCTGTTTTACTTTTAAAACGTCGATCTCTTTTTGATTTCTTTCAATGAAAGCCTCAGATGCGCCAGGCTGTGCCTGCGCTCTTTGAAGTTCAAGAATCCTTTGCATCGTTATTTCAAGTTGTTCTTGCAGAGGTCTTTGAATTCCAGCCGCATCCGAAATGAATCCAGCGAATGATTGAAGCGCATTTCCAGCGCCATTCAACACGGCACCAAACGCTTGACCAAGGCTTGAATACGCAATCGCTGCGATCGCTTCTTTCAGGTCAGTGAACCCAACTGTGATTCGTTGAAGACCATTTGAGATCGAATCTTTTCCTACTTCTGCGTCTACGTTTTGGAACTGCTTTGTCCCAGCTTCAAGCACGGCATTGAGTAACGCCTGCTTTTTCTGCATTTCTGTCAGTTCGTTTGCAGCAACGCCAAGTGATCTCGCGTATTGCTGAAACACTTGTTCTTGATCAACGACAAGGCCAATTTGTTTTAATTGCCTTGTTTGAAGTGAACCAATCGCTTGAGTCAAATCATCAAGGCGAGATTTTGCGTCCCCACCAAAAAGAGCCGCAGCCTTCTGAGCCAGGTTAAACAATTCTGGAAGTCTTTGAGCGCCAGAACCAAGGGTAACGATTGCTTTGTTTGCTGTTTCAGTAAGGTCAGAAGTATCAGCCAAACCCTTCGCAGCGTCTTTCAATCCAGCCTGAAGAGTGGAACCGACAACGCCCGCACTCGCCGAAAGAGTTTCAAAACGGCGCTGTGTTTTGTCTAAGTCCTCACCAATCTGTGAGAACTTGAACGCAGCGGCAAGGCTTGCACCGATTGCAGCAAGTGAAAGAGTAATCGGGTTAGCTACCAGGGAAACGAATGACGAAGCAATGGCGCTGAAATTACCCGCAGCCGCTTGTTCCATGACTCTGAATTGACCAGATACGGCCTCAATCCCTTGCTTTGCACCATTTCCGAATCCAGTACCGAAAGCAGAACCAGCAGACGCGCCCTTTTCAGGAACGGCACCAGAAACCTGAGCGACAAGCGCCTTGAATGAATCAATCCCAGTAGACGCGCCCTTACCGAAATTAGTGCCAAAACTTCCGCCAGACGTTTTTGCCTGTTCGGACATTTGAGAGAAAAACTTTTTAGTGTCTTCGGATGTAGTCTTTAGAGACGCCTCAAGGCCGGACGTGTCCCCGTCAATCTTGATGACTAGTTTATTATCGTCAGCCATTCTTTTCCCCGAACCGACGTTTGTTCAGTCGCTCAATCTTTTGCATGACCTCGTCGGTTGGTTCAATGTTAACCGTCTCTTCAGAATTCTGGTAGCCTGATTTTCTTGACACTAGTCCATCAATGAGGGCTACAATTTCCCGCCTGGTGAGTTTTCGAACGTCATCCGGTTTCATCCCGTATTCGCTACCCAAAAGGTCTAGTAACTCAGAGTCGGTCAGCGGTTTACCGCCTTCGGACTTTTTTTTTGTGACTCCATTTTGTCAGGTTGGCTTAGCTCATTCGATCTAAACACGGCATTGATGATTGCAGTGACCTCGTCAGCCCCGCTGATAATGTGTTTCAGCTTTTCCACAGGTGAATCGAAAGGTACTTCCAACTCACTAAATCCATTCCATTTCACGATTTTCGCATCTTTTATCAGTCTTTTTGCGTCGTTATCGAGTAAGTGCCAGAACAGATCAAGCATTGATTCGGGCTTTCCCTCCTTGATGTCTTCAATGATTTGATCATTTGGGTATTGTTCTTGAATCCACTCCTCGTCTGAAACAGTGATGAAATTCAAAAATATTTGTTTGTTTAAATTCTTCAAAAACACAGAAGGTCTTGCAGGTCTTGTCAGCATAGGTTTAATGTAGCTACATGAAAGCAAAAAAGGCAATTCAAAAAGAAGTCACGATGAGATTCAGAACCGACAAAGACACCGCTCGAATCATTCGAAGTCGAGCCGAGTTTTTCTTTGAAGGAAATCTTTCCGAACTGATCAGATACGCGCTACTCAATTTCAGACTACCGAAAAAAGAATCAAAATGATTTTGTGGCCACAGACTGAACCAGTTCCGGGTGATTTGGATAGTATTGTGCTAGGCAGCTTTTTAGGGTTATGCCTTTGCCTGCTACATGACCTCTATAAAAGTTCATTGCGATCGACGGCAGAAAAACCCGATCAGCAAAGCCAGACGATACCCACTCTCGAAGATGATACCCACAACCAGAATCAGAGCTAAAAGCACTAGATAGTATAGCGCCAGACCATAGAACTTGATCAATGATGTCCACCGCTCCGTGTGCTTCAAGATTCACAATCCCTCTCACCTCAAATATTCGCATGACATATCTGGCAGGGTCATCACGATTCTTTTCAAACGAATAGAAACGCCCACCCTCTGACAAAATATCCATGGCCAACTTTTTCCCGATTGTGTCCGCGAGTCCAGCCGCTTCCAGGTTGTAAAATATTCCTAGTAGTTCATCGTGCGAGATTTCATCCCCTGAGTTTGGCTTCCGCTTATAGAATTTCCCTGACTGCGTGTTCTTCAGGTACTCACCATAGAACTCAGAATAGGACTCGTATGGTGGGAAAAGACCAGCTTTGTGCCTGACCGCCATATCCAGGTGAGGGTTATTCCAAGTAAAAGCGAATGCGATGAATGCCGCTAAAGTGTTCATAGCCGCTTTGTCTCCGCATTTGCCCTGATCAGATCCGCGATCGCACGCGCGCACGCGACCATTGCCAAAGTGTTCTCAGGCGTTGGTTTACTCGATTTCAGTTTCTCCATCTGTTCGAGCAATAGCTTTGCGGCACTTGTCGAGTAACTTTTCGTCGTCTGACTCATAGTAGAGTCCGCGAGCCGGGTCATTCCTGTACTTACGCTCAAGTCGTTCCTTTTTGATTCGTTCACGTCGTTCTGTATCCTCACGATATTTCGCCCTCAAAACCGAAAGAATCCTCGTTCTGTTCCTCTGATAATATTTCTGAGAGTGCTCCACGTTCCGTTGGGCGTTTTTCTTCTTCCATTCGGCGCTGTAAAGTTTTCTCCGCTTCTTCGATGACTTGACTGACTCGTCCTTCACTGCATCCATACATGCTCCCAATCTCTAAAAGAGTGATCCCAAACCTATAATGCATGAACATGAAAAGCCTTTGAATCCGTGGCAATTCTAAAACCAGGTCCCAGAGTTCCCATGAATGGTCCTGATAAGTCCTCGGGTGATCCGCTGGGTTCAGTTTTCTCTTAGTTGCCCGCTCGAGTTTATCTTTATTTGAGCCATACCGACCTTTTACGATTCTGAAATAGTCAGCAGCGCGACGCGCTTTGAATTTCCCCTCATACTTCAAAAGGTAATTAGCCACGTCGTCTATGTCGTCATGATATCCGCGCCTATTGCAGTAGGCGGATGCGTACGCGTAGCAGTCTTCAAAAAGTTTTTTGTCCACATGTACAGTCTAAAATGAAAAACCCCCGAGAAGCAATTAAGCAACTCGAGGGTCCAATTCATTCGGTGAATTAATTTACTCTTACTCGATTTCGCGAATAGAACAAATAGCATTTTGAGTCGAATCGTAAACCGCTTTTGCAGTGTAGTCCGACTTACCGAAAGTCTTACGCTCGGCACCAAGGCTCAGACCGATTGCTTTCAAGCGGTAAGCCTCGATTTCGAATACTGCGCCAGATCCAGATTTTTGTGCGTAGATCATGCAACCAAACTCTGGGAACTCGTCAGCGATTCCGCCGATTTTGACGATTCGGTTGAAGCTGTTCACAGGGCGAACGTCACAATAAGCGATATCACCAACGGTCATAGCGGTAGCAGATGCGCCAGCGGTGATCGTGATCCCGAAGTTTGGAATCAAGTGAGTCCCGCCAGTGGTGATGCCTGTCCAAGTATCGATCAAGAGTGCATCGTTAGTGAACGTAGCGTCAGCGCCGCGACCGAAGTCAACGTCAGAAATAGCGTAGATTTGCAATTCATCAACCGCAGAGGCTTTGAAAAGGAGTCGTCCCATTTTCAAGTTCGCAGCAGTGGTGACAGTAGCAGTCGCTAAGATACCAGCAGCAGACACAACCGAAGTACCAACAACGTCGGTAATGGTGCTTACGTTTCCTGAAGCCTCAACAGATCCTTCGGTCGGTGCTTTTCCGCCGAACAATTCAAAAAGCCAGCTTGGATATTCGGAAACACTGAACGCCAACGAAGCCTCAATGTCGCCGTCCTCGATCTGCCAGCTGAATCGGTTCGATCCGCCTTTTAATTCGATTGTTTTTCCTTCAAGGGAAAAAGTCGAACCTTGTACGACTCGAGCCATACCGTAAGGCATTTTGGTCGTGATGTTGTAAGGGGTTACGCTGTGAACCCCGAAAATTGTCCTTGGTTTAGATAGTGCCATTTTTCATTCTCCTCCGTTAATTAACAAGATTGAATTCGATCTGAATCCCAATCACTTTTGTGTAAAAACTCGCATTAAATAGTTTAATATCGACCGGCGTTAATAGCCTCACAGATCCTCTGTCGTACCCTCTTAGAAATGTATCCCACGAGTTTACGGCAGCCTCTTCAAGAGCGCGCTGATATCGCAGCACCCTTTTGTAATCTAAAAAATCTGCACGCTGATTGCACATCAAATCAAATTCAATGACGACGTTTTTAGAAACAGCGTTACCCTCAACCACTACCTGAATGTCATCGACAAAAGCGAACACCGCTTGATCGTAGTTGATAACTTTTTCATCGAGTGAACCTTCAACCCATGATTCATTATCAATCTGAGGTAATTCAAAATCACCTTTGTCATTGTTGATTGAATCAATGGCGTCTGTCAGCTCAGACTTGAAAGCTGCGACCGCTTTAGTGAATACGGTTTCAACATCGACCTTACTCATTCTTTGACCTCCGTGGATTTAATTCCAAGGGATCGAAGCACGTAATTATTGATAGCCTGTTTCCAAGCAATTTCACGACGGCTCAAGCCAGTTGACTGCGCGTATCGAGTAGTCGATGGGTCCAAGAATAAAAAAGGACGCATTGGCATTTTACGAGTTCCGTACTGGTGATGCTGCCCGTACGAAACACTAGTACCGATGGTTAAGGAATCTTTGGTAACGATGTTGACCGTTTTTGAGTCATTCTCGTCTGTTATCGATTTCTCAAGTGCTCCACTGAATTTCAGGAGAGGGTATCCTTTCACCATGTCTGGCTTGGCTTTTTGCTTAGCGTACTGGTACGCGGTCAAATTGCCATCTCGAACGCGCTTGTCCGGTCTGCCTGGATTCTTCCATGTCTGTGAAATCTTAGGGCCTGAGAAGTCCTCGTATTGGCCAGGGCCTTTTAGTGCGAAGATCGCCTTATTGGTTTTGTAGAAACTTTTTGCAATTCCTATGAACGCAGGACGAAGGTCACCGACTTGCTTGACAGCATCTGCGATGAACTTGTCAAACTCTGCGCTGTAGACTTTAAATGTTACCATTGAACCTTGTCCATTTCGAAGGTGTGGCAGGTGTCAGTGTCGCAGGTAGGACCGCACGCGCTACCCACAGAACCGGAAGCATTCAGCAAAGGAACATCTTTTAAATTCAGATCCCCTTTTGCAATCGCTTCAAGGTCTTGGTTCGGAGTGCGCACATAATTCTTGATAAACTTTTGTTCAGAGTCAGTCTGGGTCACGTTTGACTTTACTTCGAGTTTGTTTTTCACTCGCTCAGCTACTCGGAAAATGCAGATACGTTTTAAAATCGAATAGGCCGCAGGGTAGTCGGCTTTCACTACAGGGGTCACGTATCTACGGGACACTATCCCATCAATGTAATAGCTCTCTTGAGTGATCCACTCCGTGACTTGTGCAGCAGATACCTTGCTCTGAGAGCCGAAGGTGATCGCCGCGAATTCGTCTTGGATGTCTTGGAGAGTACTATACATTTTTCATCCTTTTAAAGTTGGGGGGCCCAGCATCTTGCCAGCGCCCCCCTTCCGTGGTCGCGGAGATTAGAGAACTGAATCCAACAAGTGAGCGGCGCCTACGTTGATCAGTTTAAATTGGTAAGCATCTTGAACGATGATTCCGTTGGCACCGGGAGGGTTATCCAAAGGATATTTGTAAACCGATCGGTTCAACTGGCTAGCCAATTTCATTTGGTAACCCAAAGAAACTTGGTATTTTGCAGCCGATTTTGGTTTTACGTAGAACAGAATCGAGTCACCCCAAATCTGAGCCAAAGAAGCGGATTGGCCTTCTTTTGCAGAGTTGTATGGAGCGTCAGCGATGATCAACTCGTCAACTCCGAGAACAACTTTCAATTGTTCGTCGGAAAGATTTCCAATTGCATTGTACTTGAATCCTACGATGTCCTTGATTTGGGCATTGTACATCAAAGTATTTGCAACTTTGCGGCTCATTACAGCAGCGTTAGGCATTGCTCCAGATGCTCCCAAAACAGTGTTTTTTGCTGTCTTGAAATCGGCCAAAGGATCGGAAGAAGAGCTTCCGTACTTTGTTCCTGGAGTGGTGTAGCTGGTGATGACCGAAGTTGAGAACAAGTCAGCAGCCAAAGCGCGTTCTTTGTTCGTCAAAAGCAAGTGAGTGACACCAGCAGTTTCATCCGCTTCACATTGAAATGGATCTTCGACGTTATCGTAGTCATCCTGTGTGCAGACCCCTTCGAGCCCGTGTGACTGGATGTTGTAGGTAGCGTTCGAACGAGTGATTGGATCAACTCGTCGAGCTTCTGCGCGTCCGCCCATCAAATCGTCAGACAAACGGAGGTGATCCATTCCGTAAGATCCGATCAATCCGGTTTTTTGTTTTACGACAATTTGTGGAAACACTTTGTCGGCAATGTAACCGACTGGGAAAATCCCGTTCGATACATTTGTCAGTAACTTATTAACTATTGCTTTCGTTTGTGACATTTATTTTATCCCCTTTAGTTTAGAAAAATCAGCTCACGTCTTTGTCAAGTTGATGAATTCCGATGATGATCGGAAGAACATCGCCAGAAACGCCTGCGTCTTGGAATACGCCGATGGCCCATTCACCTGCGACCGCTGCGCGTGCAACGCCCGAAGCTGCTGAAGCAACCGAAGCCAAAGCGCCTGACGAAATGCTGATAGTCGAAGCAACTTTAACTTTTGCTCCGCCTTGTACAGCTACTTCGGCCATTTCGCCTGAAGCTGGGTTATTCATCAAAACGCCCATAGGTTTCTCAGCGTCGCCGCAAAGAACTACAGAGTTATTAGTCGTGTCCCATTTGACTAATTTGTACTGGTGCGAAGACAGATCCGCGCCAGCCAACATCGCCTGAACTACTGGTTTTAAGTATGGAGTGCTCATTTATTCATTTCCCCTTTTTTGTTATCCGTTAACTTTTTCGGACAGTTTTTTGTCTTCGATCAACACTTGAGCGATTGCATCTTTCATGGAAATTTTATTTTCCTCTGCAAGTTTAGTCGCTTTTTCCAAAACTTCGTCCTCAGCCGATTTTTCGACTGTAGGCTCTGCTTTGTTTGCGTGACCTTGTTCGTTCAGTTTGAACGGAACAGCTTTTTCGATGAAAGCGGCCATGTCACCAGCGATGAATGATTCGCGCTGTGCTTCGCACGCTTTGCCTTCGGATAGTAATTTTGTGAAAGTCGCAGTCTTTTCAACTAAAGCGATTTTCTCATTTGCTTCGGCCAATTCTTTTTTGGCTTGTGCCAATTCGATTTCCAATTTCTTTTCCATTTCTGGGTCCTCTTCGGGTTTCATTTCAGCGGGTTTTTCCGCTGGTGCTTCTGGTTTCATCTTGTCCATCAACTCTTTGTTTTTGGCTTCGAGTTCCTGACAATACTTTTTCATTTCTTCCAAATTCATGTCTTCGAGTTTTTTCATTTGATCCCCTTGATCCTCTGTTTCACTTAGTTGAACGACTGGTTTCATGCGCTTGAGTACGGGACGATTTGTCAATCCTGCACCTAAGAGCACGCAACCATGCTTCTTGCCTGATTCATTGTCTGTGTACTGATCTTCGAATTCGGCGCTAATGTAGCCGAACTCTTTGTCAGACAATACTTTTTCACCTTTGGGAGTCATTTCGACTTCTGCCCAAAGTTCCGAATCGTTTTGAATGTATAATTTTTTGAACCAGCCAGCGGCCACGTCGTCAGCTTCGTGTTTGTAGTCGAGCGCCGGAACCACGCCCCTAACGCCTTTTTCGAAATTCGAAACCATTTCGGAGAGCATGGTTAGAGTGATTTCAAATTTTCCATAGCGGGGATCGAAAAACTTCCCTGTTTTGCAAATCTGCATTTTACGCAGACGTGATTCCGGGTCGATTTCAGAAACTCCATCTTGCAAAATGAAGCGCGTGACGTTCTTGATGTAGCCACTGTTTTGACTCATAGACTCCATGATGGGAGTCGAGTCCTATTTTCTCAACGCGTTTTTCTTGACAGTATCGCTTTAGTTTAAAACGTGATTTGTTCCTGCGCTTTTTTAGACAGTTTCACGGGTCCATCAATCTCTGGGATATCTTTCATCGCGGAAGTGTTGACAGCCATGTAGGATCTGCAATTGAAATGAAGCGGAGGCGTGTACTTTTTTAAATCGCCGTCGTCAGCGGCGAACGTATGACCGTTCAATTCCCGACAGCAGTCAGTTGTCACATTGTCATCAACTGCAACGTACGTATAAGACAGGATCTCGTTTCCAGTCTCTTCGGAATACTTGTCGGCCGCGTCTTGCAACCCGTCGTTTACGGTTTGGCTTGCTTGAATGTCGGGGCCTGCGGATAGCATCGGGCCATCCAGTAAAGGCATTGCATCCTGAACCATTTGGCTACCGAGTGCCTCAAGTGCTACGGAATCAAGGCTTGATTGAAACGTGAGATTCAACTGCTTTGAAATGTCTCCCGCTTGCACGTCCACGTAAATCTCAGAGCGAGCCTTGATCTTGGTCGCAGCGGCAAACGAAACATAATCCTTCAATACTGATTCCATTTTGGTCGATGCCTTTGAGAGCGACTCAAGGGTCATGTCTATTTCAGCCTCAGACTTCGCAGCGTTTGCTTTTTTCAAGGCTTTAGTCATCTCGTCGATAACGTCTTGGACTCGTGCGTACTTTGTCGCAGCCAGGTTGAACTCAGCAAGTTTTCGATTCGTCTTGAATTCTTTTTCGGTGATCTCGTCAGCCTTCAGATACGACAAAAGATTCAGCACATAGGCAGTCTTGTAGTACCCGTTCAGGTTAGGTGCTGTGACTTGGTTGGGCGCTTTCATCCTCCCAGACTCAGGGAGTGCAGACGCCTTGTCAGATATCCGGTAAGCTAGGTCATTGATGTACTTCGATAGGTACGCTTTTCCAGCTTGTCTTAGTAGATCGGCCTGATCCCGAATAACGTCAGGCGTTTTATTTACTTTTTTTTTTGCCTTTGGTTTTTCTGCCAACGCTTTTTTAGGTGCCGGCGGAACTGAATCAATCGGAGGCTCTGGGTTGACTGGTTCAATAGTTGCGGCTTGTTCGTTTACGACTGCCTCTTGAAAGTACTCGTCACTGACTGGCAGTTTCAACTTGTCTGCAACGTATTTCAAGATTTCAGTGTCGTTTTTGATCAGTCCTGCATCCTTCAGAGTCTTGATCATAGTCGCCCATGCTTGGTCAGCCTTTTCTTCCAGGCCGTCGCATCGAAGTTCGACAAGCAAAGGAACGTCGCCCATGTTCATTTTGATCAGAGGCTTCATGATCCGCTTGGTGAGTACTTCAATAATATGGTCGGCGAGATAGGTCACAGTCTGCTTGAAGAAATCGGAAAGCGTGCCAGACAAAGCCAAAGACCCTGCACCGTTCTGACCAAGCATCAAGAACGACGCTAGGATCGAATTCACCATTTCTTGGTTTTCAGCGTTGATACACGCGCGAACCTTTTCAGAATCGAACGTCACAGAATTGAAAGTCAGCTTCCAGCCACTAGGCAAAATCGTATAATTCGCCTGACCGCTTGTGTAGCATTTGAGCATTTTCTCTGCGGCTTTGAATTCTGCGCTGTTCTCTTTTCCAGGTGGGACTTCAAGGCTAGGAGTAGGCACGGCATATTTTTCAATCCCGATTGCCATCACCTTAAGAAACTTGTCTTTTCTTAGCCATGGGCCATACATGGAGCGAAGGATTGAAATGCCCTCGTAGTTATCGCCCTCTTGCTCTGGTGCAAAATGCAACAAATATGTTGCATCCATATCAAGCATAACGCCGGTGTCACCTTGTGCAATCTGTGTGACTGTCAAAAGTTTCCCAGACTTGTCCACGTTCCAACGGTCAATTGTGCGCTGAGAACGAAACGAGATCGACTTCAAAGTGTTGTAGGTTCCTAGTTCTTTGTCGGTTTTCACCTGGTGGGTAATGTCGAAGATCGAATACCCGCATCGAACCATGGAAAGAATTTCATTCAAAAGCATTGTGAACGATTTGTCGGTGTCTTCGAAGAATGCTTTTTCGAGTAACCTCTTTTGCATCTCTGCTTCAGGACTTTCCTCGGTAGTTGAAAACATCCAGTTAGATGACTTGAGCGGAAGCACCAAAGCGCTGACAGTCATTTTCACGTTGCCGTCAGAGCGGAACATTTGGTCAATCTTATCCTGCCATAGACGTCCCTGAAGTTCCTGAAGGTAATCCTCTGAAATGTATCCGCCATAGATTTCAGTCCCGGCTGTACCGATCTCAATTGTTTTGACAGGTCGTGGGCCATCCTCCGAAATCTCTTTTTTAGGATCAGTCTCGGTTGACGTGGTCATGTTCTGCGGCTTTAGAAAGAAGTCGAATAGTCCCATGCGAAAAAGATTACCACCTGTTTTCTTTAGAATCAAAGTTTGCAGATATGAGCTCGGACATTTCTTCGGTCATCTTTCCGATCACGCCTTCACGCCAGTAATTCAGAGCCTGAGATTCAGCGTCCACTCTATCGTCATGCTTTGCGTTAGGAAATGAAATCATTTCAGCGATGTGATCGTCAATCCAAGGTGCGTCCGACGACTGAGGATAGAGCACGTTACCTGCCTCATAGATCGGTTGGCAGGCGATCAAACGCGACTCTTTTGAAGCGTCTGGGATTATCGGGATAATTCCCTGAATCTCACTCGAAACCGTATCGATCACAGCTTGCCCGTTGGCTTTTTTCTCGATTAGTTTTCTTGTGGCTATTGGCCATTTAGCAGTCAGAGCTCGAACCTGTGCGACCGTCTCGGTGAAGTCCCACTGACCACGAACCTGATCTATCAGATAAACCTGTGAACCAATCTTATGATAAACGGATCCAACGACGAACGACGCCGAGTCTGAAACTGATCCAAAAGACATATCCCACGACTGAAGTATTTCGCTGTTTCGTGCGATCTCTGGAGTTCGGTCGTACCGTTTAAGCCATTTCGCTTTGATGACCTGACCGTCTGACGGTGCTGGTGTTTGTTGATAAAGAGCACTGAATTGACTCGCACCCATGGTGTGCTTGGTAATCTTTAAAAACTTTTCATCGTATTTTTCAGGCCAGAGCGCATCGCCAACTTGTCTAGGGTCGCCTTCGGTTTCCTTTTCTAGAATGGCTGGAAAATTAACGACCTCCCATTGATCAGAAAACTCACCGCCTTTTCTTTGATGATCGAGAAGCGTTCCTGAAAGATCGTCCTCATGCCACCTGGTTTGAATGATCATGATGCCCGCGTCTTTTTCCTGACGAGTGTAAAAAGTTGACGTGTACCATTCCCAAACTTTTCGACGAATGGTTGGGGACATTGCCTCCTCATAGTTTTTAAATGGGTCATCGATTATTAGAAAATCTCCACCCGTCCCTGTGATCGCGCCGCCAACGCCTGCGCATCGATACATGCCTCCGTGCTTTACAATCTCGAACACATCGTTGTTTCGAATCCATGCATGAGTCGAATCAGAGCGCACGTTTCCACGGTTCAGTGTCGTCTCTTGGAATATTTTTGCGTATCGATGCTCATCTATCACACGTTGCACGTCTCGATTGAAACTCTGTGCGAGCTCTGCCGCGTAGGTTGCGCAAATGATTCTCGCTCTAGGATTGCGGCCGAATATCCAAGCTGGGAGTCTTCGAGAAGCGACCTCAGATTTTCCGTGCCGTGGAGGCATGAATATCATGAGGCGTTTTATTTTCCCTTCGGCGAAGTCCTGCAATTTTTGAATCAGATGATCATGGTGCCAGTTGAATTGATATTCAGGCTTTGTGTACTGAATGAAGTTTTTGAATTTCCTTCGAGCGAGTTCTTTTTTGATCTCGTCATGGTCATACGTCACTCGCATTTTTAAACTTCTTTTTTTGTTTTGATAAAATATTATCCAATTGCTCGAGTTCAGTCGTATCCAATTGATTCAGATCGAGTGAATGCTTCAATGAAATATCGCCTTCATTTGGGCCTGATAATTCAATTCCTTGTTTAATATTTTGATCGAGATAAATTTTACCTAGTGTTTCCTGCGCTGGCCAATGACCACGTTGAGCGGATTGAAATTGCAATCGTCTGAGTGTGATTTTTCCGTGCGCTCTGTACTTATTTTTAACATCACGTAACGATGCGCCATATTCTCTTTTAACGAATCGAGAGATAGTTTCAGCATCGCAACCGAAAAAATGAGCAATTTCTTCCTCTGTACAAAATATTGAACAGAGTTTTTCGAACTGATCTTTATCAATCGGATGACGTGGGCGTGCCATGATTTTGTGGATTACTCTTCAGACTTATCTTTTGGGTCCCGATAGGCTCCAACGTCGATCCCGTATTCACGAAGTCTGAAAAATTTCATAACCATGGTCGTACGATTGATGCCCAGCATCGCAGAGGCTTGGGTGTTGTTTCCTTTTGCTTTGATGATGGCTTCTAGAATCAGATTGTCTTCGAGCTCATCCATATAGTCACGCAGTGTGCCACCGTGCTTTTTCAAAGTTTCTAGAGTGACTGGGAGTTTTTGAATTTGGAACACTTCGTGATGCTTCGGCGCAAAGCCTATAGCGTATGGCTTTCGCTCGGTCTTGATTTGGTCTTGTTTCATATTGAAAAAATTACAGTGTAAAAACTACACTGTCAAGAAACGCATAAGAGAAATTTGACAGTCAATCGAAAATATCATCCTGCTCGAGTAGTTTTGGTTCGACCTCGTGGAATGATTTAGGAGCTGCAGAACTGAAACTGGTTTCATACCTTGCCCCATACCGGCCAGAATCCCAAAATGGCACGCCTGTTCTGTTTTTGACCCTGTCACCGCAACGATCACACCTAAACGCTGTGGGTGCGCCGCCGAGTCGCCTGTCCGTGGCTAATACCACGCCAGATCCACCACATTGATTGCACCCGACGAAAACATAGTCTTTATTCAGCATAGGTCTGCTATAACGCACTTAATAATAAATGTATACAGAAATGATCCACCATGTTATGGTATGAAATATGGTCACGTTTTATACTTTTGAAGATTTGAACGGCGACGTCGAAGGATGCGTCGAATTGAAATCAATATTAGAAACCCAATGCCGAATTTTTGTCTGGTATTCAGAATATAAATATTATTTACAACTAAGATAATTTCTTTTTTAATTCTAATAATTTTTCCAGTAATAATCTCAATCCATTTTCGGCGGTGTCGTATAAACCATACTCAGGACGCTCGAGTCTTTTATTAATTACATAGATTTCTTTGTCTAAATAATTATTTAAATAGTCTTGTTCGAATTTTGTCAAAGTTACTTTTTTCATTTTTTATACTGTTGAGAAATGATTTTAGGAACAGCATTAACCCATTTTATTTTGTGATGCATTCTCCTGTTCGAAGTTCCCATAAGTGCTACTTTACAGCAATCTGGTGCTATCATTACACTATAAAATGATTTCACATAGGTCCCAAAGTCTTTATAGGCTTCAGTGTTTCCTCCGGAATTACTCTGAGTGGCTAATTGGACCAAGGACACATCACCAGTTTGAAAAAATAGTTTTCCTATTTTCCCTTTGGATAAATAAAGATTCACATCATCATTCATTCGTCCAATAAAAATTGGGTCATCTTTTGGATCTTTATTAACTCTAAAAACAAAACTATTCATCGCTTTTCTTTTTAAATGTATTGTATGAAAAGTTGATGCCCCACCTATATGATCACCAGCCTGTGAAAAAGCAATTGTTCCAGAACCGGTTTTGTCTAAACACTCGATCATTGAGTCTAGAATTTTATCTAGTTGATTTATTTTAATAGCTCTGAGCATAGGACCATCAAATTTTCTAAAATAAAAACCTGTATAGTCATCCTCATATTCAAAAAAATAATCTAAACCAAGAGAGCGAGCAATGTCATAGCAAGCATTCCTTGCGTAAACGATAACTTTATTGCCTCCAAAGTTATCCATCTTGTCGAATTTTCCTTCATAATTTGATTTGCTGAAAACAATAACTTCTTCGCTATATTTTTTTTTGTATTGATCTAGAGTTTTGTCCTCATCGTCACAGATTAAATAAATGTCTCCTGTGTAGCCGTTATTTCTAAGTGTTTTATACGTCTTAACATTGTCGGGCCTGCCGTGAGTTAGAATAAAAACTGCGTATTTTTTATTTGGATTCATTTTTTATTCTCGTACTGCTGTAGTTGTGGTTTCGATCTAGATAGAAAATTTCTTTTTTCATCTTTTCAATTTCTTCTTTCATCTCCCAATCATGATTCCTGTGATCTGCACCTAAAAAATAAACGTCATAATGAAGAGAGAAAAATGTATCTCTATCACGCTCAATATCCTCATAAGGAATCACTTCATCGACCCATTTGACTGCTCTTAATTGGATGAATCTCTCATAGATTGATTGTTGAGGTTTTTTGTATAGCGGTTTACAGTGAAGCCCAACGATAAGGTAATCACAATTTTTCTTGGCTTGCTCTAATGACAATACGTGACCGCTGTGTAAAATGTCCGCCACCATTGGGAAGAAACCGATTATCATTTTATTCGTCTTCCATTTCTATTTGATCGTCACCTACAATATCTTTAATTTCGTCTGTCAGTTTAATGAAACCTTCTTCAATCGCTTTATTGAAATCAATAATTACTAGAGCTGACTTTTCCATAAGGTCTTGTACTTCTGGATTCTGGTGACAATAGAATTCTGCAATGTTCTCGTAATTAAAGACGATATGTCTTGATGCCGCAAACGTAAGAAAAAGTCTTAAATTTTCAGGAAGGTTTTTTTCATTTATTTGTTTAACTAAAGAGAAATATTTCTCAGTTGTGAATAACTCTGTCATCGGAGGAGGTGAATCTTTTTTAGGCTCGTATGAAGGGCTTGAAATTTTCTCAGAATAGATGTTTTCTTTTTCTTCACCCGTGTCTTTTTCAGATGCATCGATTCTGAAATCTTTAATGCCCAGCATATCAACGTCAAAGTCGGGCCCAAGGTCTGGTAGGTGAGTATTAATGAAACTGAGATCAAGATTCGCCCAAGCTGCGATTGCATTATCTGAAATTCCGAACGCTGTTTCCTGTTCGTCCGAATCAAAATCTTGATAAATGATTGGCATCTGAGTCATGCCTAACTTCTTTGCAGCTAGATATTTTCCTTCACCTGCAATCAAGACACCGCTTCGATTTGAAATGATTCCTGGAACTCTGAAACCCTGATACTTTATTAACTCAGCAAGTCTATCAATCTGTTCAGGCGGATGTTTATTCGAATTCAGATTGTTCAGCTTGATATCGTCTAGGTCGACTAGCTTGATTTCATTTGATTTGATTTGCATTGGTTTAATATGTAGCTACTTTTTAAAATAATCAATTAAACTGATTGCTTCATTTGCCAATCGATCGGCCTCAATGTTTCCTCTGTTCGACGCATGGCCTTTCACCCATTCGAATTCAATGGTCATTCCTTTTGAGCTCTCCAGATATTCGACCCACTGATCTAGGTTTGCTTTTTTTCTCCAAATACCTTTGGCGCAGTTAATCACAAGTAATGAGTCAGAGATTATTTTGATTTTTAGAATCTCTTTTTTTTTGCAGAACTTTACGGCCTCAATCACTGCCTTTAGTTCCATTCTATTATTTGTTGTGTTTTTTTCTGCCCCTAAGTCTTGAATCTCGTTTAGGTCAGTGAATGCCCAACCGCCTGTTCCTGGGTTTGGTTTACAGGCTCCGTCTGTGTAGATCGTTTTCATTTAATTTCCTTTAATACAAAAGCGGGAACATTCCTCCTACCTAAGCCAGGTTGCTTATTCGGAGAAAGGCGACAAGTGGTTGACTCTCGCTGATCAGTGCTTTCGGCGTTACTTCCCTGGTATTCGAGGAGTATTAAAGCGTGCGGCTCCCATTCATCACGCTAACGACATAAACCTATTTCACTGACTTCCAGATCCATTGACCCGGATGTTGTAAATCCCTGAATGTAGCGAGTGACCCCAGGCGTTTGTCAATCCTCCCGCAGTTTACATGTCTGATTCACTCTAGTGGTTCCCCACGAACGGCCTTCTAAAATGAAACTATCTTAACGACTATGTTCTGCGCGCCTTTAGCTTCCACGAGACGATCATCAAATCATTCCCGCAGCGTTAGGATACTAAAAATCGCTCCTATCAGTGCCCAAAAAGGTTTCCCAGTTCAGGTCTAATGACCGTGGTTTTAAAAGTTTACGGTCAAGTCTCTTTTGGATTTGATTTTAGTGTTGAAGTTCAAGCCGAGAGGCTTTATTCTGGGTCCACTAAAATCGTTTCGCAAAAATAATTTACCCTTGTCTCCCTAAAAAGGAAACAAGGGTTTTTTGTTTGTATACAACAATTCGATTTGACTACCGATGTCAACGGATCATGATCATTGTGAATCATTTAGTTATGTGACCAATGGTGTCAATGCATTATTCTAATCACTTTTAAATTATGTTCATTTCGGTGTTTACTTTTTGACAGTTCTGTTTAATAAAGTGGCTACAAATAAAACGGAAGGACGAACCGAAATGACTCTCACAATAATCCTGTCAAACCAGGATAAAACAGATTTACTAAATTACTTTCACACTTCAGATGCAGCGACTTACGAGGCTTTTGCGCTTGGTTTTTTAGAGGCTTTTCAGCAGCAATTAGCCGGACGTGGTCACTCGATGACTTCTTTTTTAAATCAAAAACTCGCTGAGATTTCTACGGAAGTAGAACCAGAGCCGCGACCACTGCGATATATTCCGAGCGTGGATCATGCCTAAATTTCTCACAGTTTCCCAAGGCTCAAACGAATGGCATCAACTGCGTGACGGGAAAATCGGATCAAGTGATATTGCTTCGGTGATTTCCTTGAAGGGTGCCTACAAGACTCGAAAGGTTTTACTTGCTGAAAAGGCAGGAAAAGCGCCGAAAGCGATTTCAGATTTCCAGGCTAAAATGTTTCAAGACGGTCACGACTGGGAAAAGGTCGCCCGCGAAAAAATGGAATTTACACTAGGTTGCACGCTTCAACCCGTGGTCGTTCAGGACGACGATAATCATAGGTTTATCGCATCTCTTGACGGTATCTCTGAGGATCGAAAGACATTCGTTGAGATCAAATCAACGGTGCGCGCTGAGCTGTTCACAACCAGGGAAATCCCAGACATTTACGATGTTCAGATGCAGTGGCAGTTTTTGATATCAGGCGCCACGCGCGGGATTCTCGTCATCGTTCACCGAAACACTGGTGAAATGCTTGTGCATGAAAACGAGCCATGCAAAGAGAAAATGGCCGCACTCAAGGTCGAAGCTGAAAAGTTTCTATCCGAACTCGAAGAACTCGAACTATTTGACCAGCCTCGTGAGATCGAATCAACTGACTCGGAAGTCTACATGATATCTGAACGCAAAAAGCGCGTGAAAGAAATGCAGGACCAAATCGATCTAATCGAGGAGGATATCAAGGCTCGCGCTGCTGCTTTATTAAACAAGTACAAGGCGACAAAAATCACGGGTTTTGATATAGCAATTGAAACAATTGAACGAAAAGGTGCAGTCGATTATTCCAAAATCAAGGAACTCGAAGGGGTTGATCTTGAGAAATACCGGAAGAAACCGACCGCGTATGTGCAGGTAAAAATAAAGGGGACGAAATGAGCAACGAACTAGTTACGCAAGATTTTACAGCCGAGAAAATTGAATTGATCAAACACACTGTCGCGCAAGGATCTACGGACCTTGAATTGAAATTCTTTATCGAGCAGTGCAAGCGCACGGGTCTTGATCCAGTGACTCGTCAGATTTATTTCATCAAAGATCGTAAAGGCAAAGTGAATATTCAGACTTCGATTGATGGCCTTCGTCTGATCGCTGAACGCTCTGGAGATTATCAAGGCCAGACACCTGCGCAGTGGTGCGGTGATGACGGAAAATGGATTGATGTTTGGTTGTCGGATAAACTCCCAGCCGCTGCGCGCGTAGGAGTATGGAAAAAGAACTTTCGTGAACCGCTTTACGCCGTTGCTGTCTTTAGTGAATACGCCCAGCGCACTCAAGAGGGTAATTTAAATTACATTTGGGATTCAAAACCCGCTCTCATGATTTCAAAGGTCGCCGAAGCGTTGGCACTTCGTAAGGCATTCCCGAACGACATGAGCGGGATCTATACACAAGACGAGTACACCCCTGATACTGAGAAACCAAAGGCAGTCACAAAGGTAACGGTCGTTGATAACCAAAGCGCGCCCACGCAGCCCGCTGATATTGTCACCAGTTCTGAACAGATCCAAGACCCTAGCTATGTGATCAAATTCGGAAAATTCAAAGGACAGCCTATTTCTTCGATTGAAATAAACGAGTTATTGAATTATGCCGGATGGATCGAAAACGCTGCGAAAGAAGCTGGTAAGCCTATGAAGGCCGACGCGCAGGAATTCATTCAGCAAGTTCAAATGCTTGTAGGAAATTTAAAGTAAAATGAGCGCACGCGATTCGTCCCGAGTGCGTTTCATGAAAGTTGGGGGGCGGGTTACCGATGAAAACCTACCCCCCAGCAATTTAATATACGACGCCAATGGGCATATCAGCCGCGAGATGCGCGGAAAGATTGAGTCCAAAAAGAACGTCGAATATTT